CGAAACCGGCCACCACCGTATCGAATACTTCCAAAGCCTCGTCCTTCAGGTCGGAGACGGCCAATGTGATTCCATCCACACGGTCGCTTACAGTCTTGAAGGCGGTGGTGTTTGTAACAATCTCACCGAACTCTTCCCGGAAAGCTTCCACATAGGCCGAACCAGTCTCAAAGGCAGAATTAATTGATTGTGATGCCAGGACCAGGCCATCCAGTTGGATGCCGGCCATTGTTCCTATGCCATCTGCGATCAATGAGACCGAGGTGGTCATCGGAGTGAGAACTGTTGTGAGCGGTTCCCATAGGTTCTCACCTATGGTTCTAATGTCATTCAGACCGTCGGCAAGCCCTTGGATAACGGGCGTAAAGGCATCCAGAGCCGGTTCGCCTATGTCAATCAGGATGGTCTCGACGGAGTTTTTCAGCTCTTGGATGGCGGCTTTGGCATTATCCGATCCAGCGGCGAAGGATTCACCGATAGATGTGCCCTTTTCGCCCGCTTCGACCGCGCCCTCGATGGCTTCTCTCCACTCCTCCGTATGGCCTACCATTTTGGTGAGCGTGTCCATGCCATACGTTCCGCCCAAGGTTTTGGTCGTTTCCATCAGCTTTTCTGATGGCAGGGCTTCCAGTGCGGAGCCTATCCTGAGCAGAGTATCGGTGGGATCGGTAGTCATAGCCCGCATGAAATCCTCGGTATTAGTACTGAGGAGTTCAGCGGCTACGGCCTGGCTTTCGGTGTTGGTAGTGAGCTGGTTCAGAAGAGCGTCAAAGCTTCCAGCGGCTCGTTCTGCTGATGGGAACACGCTGGAGAGCATTCCACCCCATCCAGCGATCTCATAGGCAGAACTTCCCAGGGCTGAAAGAGAACCGGACACTCGGGTTGAGAAGTCCAGAACGTCCTTTTCTGTGGCGTTAAAATTGTTGCCTATATAATCGACAGCAGAGCCGAAATTTCGGGCGAACTGAGCCGAATCCAAACCATCCAGGCTTTTAAGCTGTCCCTGGACTTTTCCGACAGCAACCGCAGCTTCTTCTGCAGGAATATCGAAAGCTGAGCCCATCTCCAAAGCAACCTGGGTGAACCCGGCGATGGAGTCTTTTTCTATACCCAGGCTGCCCGCTGCTTTGGCTACATTTTGGATCTCCGATGCCGTCGTTGGCATCGTGGAATAGAGATCCTTAAGCTCTGCATTGAGTTGTGAGAAATCGCTTGTGCCCTTTTCAATCCCGGTGGTTTTGCTGATTTGGGCCATCCCTGCTTCCCAGGCTGAGGAAGCATCCCAGGCAGCTTTGGCGATCACAGCGCTGCCAGCTATGGCAGCAGTAGCTACCAAGCCCGTAGGCCCCAACGCGGTTGCTGCCCCTTCCAGAGCGGTCCCTAGTGGCCCGAGACCGGCAGTTATGCCAGATACATAGTCAGTGGCAGTTTGTTTCCCGAGCCCGGCCCAATCGACCACTCCGGATACACCGGAGCCGATTTGCCCTTTAATGCCCTTCTCAATTCCAGATACGGCATCCGTTGCCTGAGTTTTAGCACGGTTCAATGCGGCAGTCAGAGCTGATATATCGCCGTCTATTACGGCTGTGACTCGTCCAACTTCAACAGTCATTTCTCAGCTCCATGAATTGTAACGTTCGATATAGTCCTCAGAGGGACTGTCGTTATTTTGTTTGGATGTGCTAAAGAAATCAGAGAACTTTCCGAGGTTTCCATTGAAAGCTAAAGCGATCGCCGCTCCAGCGCAATAGCCGGTAAACGCCGATTTCTCGCGTTCCCATGCTCTTTGTTCTATATGATGCGAATAAAGTGCTATGAGTTCATTAACAGAAAGAGAATAGAGTTGATCGGGGAGGAGCCCCAGATCTATGTACCCGATGCGATGGACTGTTTGCCAGAAAGCTTCAGTTCCTTGATCTTCTGCTGATCTGCTTCCAGCTCCAGCCTGGCTACTTCTAGCTTTGCCTCCTCCTTCATCTGGTTGATCTTCATGGCTTCCTCGTTCCGGGCGATGTTTTCCAACCAGATGGAGATAAAAGAAGGGTCGTTCTTCTCTAAATAAGCCATATATACGGCCTTTTGGAGTTCTTCCAGTGCCCCTCCTTCATCGAGGTATTGATCAACAGCCTGGCTGGCTTCGGACGGTTCGCCTTTCTTGCCTTCCACCCCGCTCAGGCCGGTCGAAGCAGCCACAGCAGCCTCAAGGATCTCGGAGACTTTGAGGTACTTTGTGAGAATGGCACCAGTCGAATAATTATCAAGCCGAATATCCATCTTCTTCAGTATAGATCTTGCCCGAGCTTCGAAGGTTCGCATAGCTCCGAAGGTCCACTTTATCTCCTTATCCCCTATCATAATATTATTAATATCTTCCATGCGTTATCACTCTATATACAGTTCGCCAACACCGCGCACAGTTATGCTAGTTTTCTGTACGTCGGTCATGCTGACTAGCAGATTGTCCATATTCTGCACAATGCCCTTCCCAATAGCAAATGGGGTTTGGTTGGATAGCACAGCATAAAATTTCCAGATATATTTCGTGGTCAGAGCTTCGATGGGAAGTTTCCCGTCATAGTAATAGAATCCCGAAGTTATTTCGAAACGCCTGATGCCTTGGGTTGTGCTTCCCCAACCGTCATCATCCACCGAGCTAGAATCAATATCCGTACCTATTATCCTCAGCTTGCCATCAAAGACACCGAGGATCTTCTGGAAAGCTAGCTCACTTCTTCGGGTTCCTACGACGGATATCGTGTGTCCTTCCATCGAGCTGTCAAAAACCACCATGCCCCGAAGGAAGCTCACCTTAAAACCTGAAGTTACGGCCGTACCATCAGATTTCACCACCAGCGTCTTGGTGTCATCCCAATAGCGCAAGCCAACCGGTGCTTGATACTTCCGATGGTCACCCAAGTCGTCCAGAGTCAGGCTAGTGAAAGCTATGCCATCAGCAGCGGTCATTTCTGCCAGGGCTCCAGTTATACCGTCTCCCTTAGAGCCCGGCGGCAACCTGGCTGTGAATAGAGCTGATGCCTGTGGATGTTCATTGACAGCGTGGACTATATCCGCCGCGGTGCTCGTTGGTTCACCATCTTCATTAGCACTGGCGATGGTTAGTTTTGTGCCTGAGACATCTAGCGAGAGAGGAGCGGTGGTTGAGCCCACCACGATCTCAACCTTGGTTCCGCCCTTGCTCACAAAACAAATATCCCTGGCAGAACCAAGCGCCGGAGTTACGATATAGTCCGCGGTCTCATCACGAAAAAGAGCAGCTGAAAGGCCGCTCACTGCATTGGTCATGGTTCACCTCAGTCTATTTTGCTCATAGCCCCGCTACCCTTGATTACCCAATCCGCCGTCTGCTGCGAAGTCGTGCTGGCCAATAGCAGATCCGAGCTTTGCACTGTCGCTTTGCCTTGGAATCCCTTGGGGTTTGTGGTGGGAGTGCCTTGGGACAGGGCCTTGACATAAATGCTATCGCCTGAGATTATGGCATCTATGATGATACTGTATGCTTGATCTGTTATGATCAGGTTGTTCTTGGCGCTAATTTCCCATCCGCGCTTCCCGGCTATCTCCGATCCCCATCCATCATCATCCACATTAGATGTATCAATAGGATCTCCGGACAATTTGAGTCTCAGTTCGGAAAGTTCAGCCAGCTTTACATAATTCCCCTCCGATGTCTCTGAAATCCAGAGGGTGCCTTTCATTCCGCTGATTGCGTTAGTCATTTCATACCTCCGAGTAAAAGGTTGCAGTATCAGAAAATGTTTAATAAAAATGTATAGATACTAATCTTCTATCCGCTCATCAAGGACTGTCAATGTCTGCCCGCCCTAAATTACTTGAAACTCGACTACTATCTTGTGTCGCCCATCATCCAGCTCCCCCAGATAGATAGGAGAAGAACGGGCGGCCCAAATAGCCTGTCGGATTACTCCTTTCAGATTATTGTAATGGTTATGGATATTGTTGGCTTTCGACCATGCAGCCGAAAGATCGGAGTTTATCACGTAAACCTGAACCCCCGGCTGATCTGTGGCACTATCTACCGATAGGATAGGAAGCCGCCCGCCTGCTGGGATCACTATCAGCTGAGCGTCAGGCTCGGGCCGGATGTGCATGGCAAAGAGATCTATCCCCGAAGCCGTAACGAATTTATTGGATACTAGCGAATTCATCATCTCGGTGACGATATCGGCCATTACAAAACCTTCCTCAAACGATCCCCCACTCTTTCAGGCAGCATAGGCAACTGCCAATTGAAAGCGTTTTCAAGCCATTTTGCTTGGCCTGTCGGGTGATTCAGGGTCAGATCTTCGTGCTGTCTGACTGTATAGGGCGCAGACGGTCCGCCGAATCCAATCTCTATAGTCTTGCCTTCTCGGACGACTGATCCCGTCCCCCTCATAGTCCCCGTATCGACCGGACAATTCTCCTGGGATAGGGGCAGGACGTCAGCCCGCGCCCATTCTTCAGCTCCGTTTAAGGCGTTCTCCTCAACCTGCCTG